TCAATTTGCATGATTACCCCGCTGTCGTCGTTCCGTTATAGTTGATTAGCCCCGTGTTAATAGTTAAGGATGTAAGTGTATCATCTGGCAGCTTTAAAGACACCACTACGTTTTCAGTACCGTCAGTATTTTCCCCAATAAAATTTACGGAAGTAACACTTACTTCTGGAATCCACTTTGCAATAGCTTCCGAAATAGCAATAGGGATAGCAGTTTGGGCATCGCTGTCATTTTCAAACAAAACCCGACTCCAGTCAACCCCGTATTTAGGTAGCATAGGGCGCTGGCCAACGTAAAAAGATAGAAGGGTTAGTACCTTATCCAAATATATTTTACTTGCTGATTCAGTATATTGAGGTACCCCAGATGGGCTTATTGTATAGGGAAAGCTAAGTGCTTTACTCATGATTGAACTCCTATCCATACTGGGTAATCTGGGTCTCCGGCAATAAACATAACCCAAACTAATTCATTTACTGCAGGAACAGTTCTATGAAATGTGTGCTCTGGAGTCTTAAGGCTAGTAGAAGAGCTTGTAGTTCCTGGAGCACTAAGGCCACTAGCAGCAGTATATGTGCTGCTCTCCAAAGTGTCTGTGGTAGATGTCGGTGAAGATACAACAACATTTTTATTTACCATAGTTTTAGTTGTAACATGTGGGTGGTTAAGTTGACCTCCCCCACTTTTAGCCACAACTGTAAGCGCAGGAATTGTAACAGATCCACCCTGTGGATCAGATGCTGTTGTTGCTGTTGTGGTTAAAAGAGCTGCAATCTGGGCAGCAGTATGTGGTTGATGATCTGGATGGTAAGAGGCTGAAGTAACTGGAAGACAAGCGGGTGCCCAGTTATGAGATTCAAGTCCAGTAGGGCCATGAACCAATACTTGAATTCTATTTTTATTTAAAGGATCTTTAACACTAGTTACCTGGCCAGAATAAAGACCGTAAAAACGAGGACGTCCTTGTGGGTCCATCATGTACTCTGAATCGTGTGTCATTTTAATACCTTTCCACTACTAGTAGCGGACAATTGTACAGTCTTTTTTATTCCATTTAAATTTGGGGCCGCATCCTTAAATGTGGTGGCTCCAGTAACTTTTGGTATAGCAACTTTAGACTTATTTTGAACAGCAGTTTTAGCTGTAAGGCCATAGCTTGGGTTGAGGGTAGATGCGTTTGGAGACAGGTTGTACTCTGTAAGTTTAGATGTCGAAACTGTTAAAGATTGACCAGAAAAATCATTTTGCACATCTCGGGTATCGGATCTAGTCCTAGCTTTAGGATCTACTTCCCCAATAACGTCTGTTCCAACCTCAATGGTCATTAAGTATTTTGCCACACGTCCACCAAATAAATGCTTAACTGAAAGAACTGTCCAGTATCCAGACATTCCGTTTGGAAGTCCATCTAGGTAGATAGGATCATAAGGACGTAAAGTAGCGTGCCCAACAATAGTTACTTTTGCTCTATGCTGATACTTTTTAGTTTGACTATAAGAGTTAGCTATCTGTTTAGAGTTAGTTAGGTCTTTTACAACTTCATGTGGGTAGTGAGTTTTAAAGACTGCTGTTTGCGTACCATCAGATTTATTTGTTGAAAAGTTGCTCATTATTTACCTAACTTTTTAACAAAATAAGTTTTATTTGGGATCACAACACCAGCATTTCCCCTGACAGGAGCAGCGTGTGGGTGGGTAGCTTTTACAGCAGATCCCGTATTAGTATTTACGCCGCTCACAACTCTATCTATGCGGACTGAATGTTCTGGAGCTTGGTCAGAAATTATAGGGTCAAAAGAAAGTATAGTGCCAGTCATACGAAGAGAGGCAGGAACAACACCGCCAATTTCATCATCTACATAGTTAAAATAAGGGGCAGAGTTTTTTTGACTTTGATAGATCTTATCTTTAGATACAAAAATAAGAGTAGTGTTTTCAGCACGCAAAGCAAAACCACTTTGCTTAGCTAAGCTTCGGCAAAGCTGCCAGTCACTCTGCCCTGACTGAGAGATCTGGGCACGTATTCTTGGATCTCTTTGAGTAATTGCAGCCATGCTATACTTCTTAGCAATCTTAGATATAACCTGATCTGCAGTAACATTCTTATAAATCTTTTGATCGGTATTTTTTAATACCCAAGAAGCACCCACACATACAATGTCGGTGTTGCCACCTTGATGCGTGTTTTCTTGGCTCACATGATGAACATATCCATTCCAAGTAGACTTTAACTTTCCAGACCTAAAGGTAAAAAGAACTGGGTCTCCAGAAACAATAGCGTTTTTTCTATTAGCAGGCTTTCCTTTGTATTGAAGTACTAAGCGGTCGTGTTCATCAGGATCTTGATGTAGCTCAGCACTAATTAAGATAAGTTCCATATCAGGAGACTTAGGAAATGACGCAACAAAGTCGCTGTCTTTTGCGTTAGAGTTCCATACAAAGTTCTTTTGGGCGGGTGTCCGTGACTCAATTGCCATAAGGAACCCTTAAAATAGTACCCTCTGGTATATCAAAAGGGTCTTGAATCTCTGGATTGATATCCATAATTTCCCACCAATACTTAGCTCCAACACCAAAAACCTCAGAAAGATTAGAGAGGCTGTCCCCCTCTTTCCAGGTGTATGAAATATAGTTAACGGATTGACTATCAGCAAAACGTCTAAAAACAGAGATGACGTATTCTCCAGTGTATTTGTCTGCAGTCTGTGTTAATGGTCCGTCATAATATCTAGATACTCTTTCTATCATGCTGGTGCCTTTCCATTATTCTTCAAGTATTCCTTGGTAGATGCTACAGAAGCACCTGTTCCAAACGCAGCTGTCTCATTCCAAAGAGCTGGGTAACGAGCAAATGTAATACTTACAGTGCTAAGCATTGGAACCATGTTTAAATCAAACATTGCATGGTTTACGTTAAAGCTTGCAACAGAACCATAATACCGTAGATTTTCATTTAATACTAACCAGCAAGGAACACCAGTAGTATAACCAAAATCAGCAGTTACACCATCATAGTTTAACAATAATGACTTTGATAGTGGGTCGCCATTTAAAACTCTGTAAAGAAATTCTATATCATATTCAGTACCACGATTTAAAATTCCTTGTTTTTCTACGTCCGTTAGGTCTCTGCCATAAACTTGTTTTTCAGAAAGTTGAGGGTTTGTTAAACGTAGGTATTTTAAGTCAGGGATACGATTGATATATACCTCAAAGCTAACTTGAGAGTTACCGCTTAATAAGGTAGCAGGATCGCTTTGTCCCAATGTCCAGTCTACAGAGTTATTAGAAGAAGACTGATAACCGAACGTAGTAGGGTTATACATAAATCTAAAACCCCACTGGTTAGTTGCGCCCTTAGCAGAAACTAAATCTTTTAACTTATCTGGATTTTTATTTAAAACGTCAGCACTGTTGGCGTCCTGAAAAATTCGTCCACGCTCACCATCACTAAACGCCTTAACAGTAGAAAATTTATCAGTTGTTGTTTCATAATTAACTCTTTCCCCAAAAGAAGGTCCACGAGCATCACGATGTGGGGGTGGGTTCCATCGTGTAATGCCCGCTGGAGGAGTAACTGAAGTAATGTCTTTTAACCCATTACCACTAGAAGCATCACCACATGCCGCATTTGATTTAGCAGCAATCATTTTATTAGTTACGTGAATTTTAGTCCATGCAGCTAACTTTGTTTTTGTAGATAAATCTGCAGCGCTTGGAGAAGAACTTGGTTTACATTGATCACCATTTTTTGTACAGGTCCAATGCTCTTGGTTGCCTTTACCACCAAATTGAGGTGTCTTGTAGTTAACTACAAAGTTCCATAGATTTGTACATTTATCCCAAACATAGTTAGTTAGGATACTTATTTGATTTTCTGCTAAAACAGTGTTCTTTTGAAGTACAGGGTTTTCACCATACTGCTCTTTAATAACTGCTTGGATAGCAACTAGAGGAAATACAGGAGGTGTAACAACTGTTGTCCAAGTAATAGTAGGTACAGCATTGCTTGGGGTACCCCAGTTAATGTTAGTAATCTTAGTCCAGTTAGGACTAGCATCGCTTTTCCATTGAATTGCCACTGTAGGTGTAGCAACTACTTGCCCGTTTGTAGTACCGCCTTTACGACTAAAGCTCACCTTTTGGTGCGAGTTGTCATTTGTAAGGGCACCCTGTGTTACATACTGCGCCTGATTAGAATTAGCATTAGCGCTTGCAGTGACGTTAATTGTCAACCCATTAGCTAAACCATTGTTTTCATTTGTGCCTGCATTAGAAGAAACAAGTTTACCATCATAAGTTTGGTCAGTAGCGCCAGTAGCTACCCAAGCTGAAAAAGTACTAATGCTGGTAGCGTAAACATCAATAATGTAATATACATAGTACTTAGTATTTGTTTTGTGGTTAGCAGCAGTAATGCGGGTATTGTCTAATATGTACTTAGCTTGAAGAGAGCCTTCTTCATCCTGATAACGACGAACGTTTGCATAGTAGTAAGTAGCCATTAAAGAGCACTTCCAATCTGCTTAAGAACATTGCTTTCTGTAAGCTTTTTGCCGATTATTCTTACTAGGCGATCAGCTTCTTGTACACTACCTTGAGCAATATGAACATCCATTTTTAGTTGAATAACTACATTTTTAGAGTGGCCAGATGAACCAGCTACTCCAATATTCATGCCTGATGCAGGACCGCCAAGATCTTCATTAAAACCTGAACTAGTTAGTGTAGAAGTAAGTCCTGGACTAGAAAGTTGAGATGCAGTCTTACCCTTGTATGCTTTATTTTTCTTAGTAGACAGTTTAGCAGACCACATAGAATCTGAAGAAATAGCTTTAGGTCCAGCTACTGCAGATGCAGTTACTCCATTAGAAATAGGACTTGCTGCCGCAACACCACTTAGATATGGTGCTGGATTAACCTTAACGCCTTTTGAATCAAGAATCTCAAAGTGAAGGTGTGGACCGGTAGAGTTGCCTGAACCAGGAGCTCCAGCTTTACCGCCAGATCTTCCCACAACTTGTCCAGCAACAACTTTCTGTCCTCTTGAGACACCTACTTGAGAAAGGTGACCATAACGAGAAGCAGTACCGTCTTCGTGCTTTACTTCAACCCAGTTTCCATAACCATTAGCATCGTTTCCAATAGTACTAATGTGCCCGTCTGTAACAGCGCTCAATGCAGTTCCAACAGGAGTACCAAAGTCTATACCTTTGTGGTTAGCAGAAATTCCTGGGTGCTTAGAGTTATCACGTGGACCGAATGGAGAAGTAATTGGTGTTGCTTTTGGAACAGGATATAGGTAAGATCCGGTAGCAGCACTATCATTAGGCCCACCAACGCCCAGATTACCGTGATCATTTGGACCACCAGAACCAAAAAATCCTGCAATACCGCCGATAATAGATCCCGCAACAATACTTAAACCTAATGTTTCAGGGGCAAACATTGCTCCAATACCTGCACCAGTAGCGGCTCCTGCACCTGCAGCTGCAAGTGTACTTCCTGTACGGGTAACTCCTTTAGAAGCTCCTACTTTTTTACCTAAAGCTTTTCCACCCTTACCTACAGCGTAACCTGAAACACCTCCAGCTAAACCAGCTCCAAGTACAGTTGCACCAGCCGCTAACCCACCAGTTAACCCAGCACCTTTACTAAGAAGTCCGGTTAAACCGCCACCGCCAAGAAGCTTACTAAGCATTGCAAACTGTACGAGAGTAGACGCAGCACCTGCTAACGCACCAACAAAACTAGAGATTACTCCACCCATGTTTCCTGCATTAGGAAGGGTTTGTAAAATTCCTTTGAGAGTCATAAGCCCATCATTAACTGGGCCAAGAACGTCTGCCATAGTACTGTAGGCATCATTAAGTGCAGCAGTAGTACGAAGTGATGCATCATATCCACCAACTAAACCTTGTTCTGTTGCAGCAAGCTTTCTATTCTCACTAGAATTAAATCTAAAGTTGGCACGAATAGGAGAGCTTTGATCTACACCCATAGCGTTAAGAACTTTATTTGGGTCACTCATTTGAGAAGCTGTAAGCGGTTTACCATTAGATGCACGTGCAAGAATACCTGATTGGATCATCTGCATTAGCTGAGGATCGCCACCAGTGATCTGTTGAATGGTTGCGTAACCCTTACTTCCAGGGTTTAATACAAGCGCAGCTTGCTGCTTTGTAATTTTTTGTCCACGATATAAGAAGCTGTAGACATCGTTAATAATTTGATTAGGCGGCTTTAAGTTACCTTGACGATCACGAATCTGAATACCAGCACGTAAGAAACTCATGCCATTCATACCAGCTACGCTTGCAGCAGCCATTTCGTTACTCATACCAGACATGGCGCTTAGTCCGCCAATTTGTGACATGATGTTTTTAGAACTTATTGAGCTAGCTGTGTAACCACCCTGGTACATCAAGTTCATTGCAGCCATGGTTGG